AATACTTTTGAGCAGTTGCAGCAAGAGCAATCTTCTCAAACAGCGTAACATCCTTTTCAGATCTTGGATGGCCTGACTTGATTGGAAAATATACAACTGATGTATTTGCTGATACTACGTCATCTTCAATTGTGTACCCTGCTGCTTTGAACAAGTGCATCATTGGATCTGTGTTTCCAAATCGAACTGCACGAAGAAAGAAGTTTCCTCCAGGACCCCAGTGAACTCCAGGAGTTGCACCAGAAAGAATTGAAACTGATCCTGATGGCTTAACCGTTGTCACACGAATTGATTCACGAACACATAGCCATTCTGAATAGGAGTGATCATATTTACGAATTGTTGTGTATCCTTCATCCATCCAATCACGAACTGTTGGCAGGCCATGCTGGTCTGCAAATGATGCAATGCCAGTGAGTGATGTACCGATACGACGATTACGTTGCATGATACCGTTTGTTTGTGGCCAATGAGTTGGAACAAGTGTTACAGTCTTTCCATAAAGATATGCAAACTTAAGGGTACGCAGGAAGTCCTCCTTGGATTCGTGACGATTCAAGTGCACTTCTACAAGTGTACATAGTTCGTATGACTCCAATGGCTGCTCAGCACATGGATTAAATCCCATTACACGATAATCCTTTCCGTCTGGCGCATCCTTTAGCCGTCCATAATTACGAGCAACATCAAGCCAAATAAACCCTGGTTCTCCGTTTTCTGTAATTAAATCTACATAGTCTTCGTACTTTGTTCCTACCTCTGCTGAAATAGAATTATTAGACATCCAAGCCCATCCTGGGTTTTCTGGATCAAAAGAGTTTCTTTCTGGAAATACCTCAGAGTTTTTTAAATTCATAAACGCTTCGTCCCCAGCACTACCTAAAGCAAGTGTTGCAGAGCGTCTTACGTTTCCAGAAACTACACATGTTCCAATAAGATTTACTAGATCTACAATGGCACGAGAATCTAGGGTTTCTCCAGCCCTGGAGCCTATTACACGGTCAATCTGCTCATGCAGCCTAATAAGAGGTGCAGGTCCTGATGCAACCCCTCCAAACCCTTTTATAGGGGCTCCTAGAGGCCTAATTAAGTCATAATTAAATTTCTGTATGTTTTGATTAGGTCTGAGATATGAGTTTATTAAAACTCTCACCGACTCTACCCAACCTTCACGAGTGTCTGGTATTTCATAAACCTGTTCTGGTTCTGTTGGGGAATAAATAATAAAATTCTTATCCTGACCAACTGTATCAAATCCAACTCCAATACCAAGCATTAGGGCATCCATTACCCAGGCGAATAAAGCACCTGGATCATTCTTGTCAAGATCTTTTGTTGAAACCATAGCGCAGTTTTGTAATGCTGCAGAATTCCTTTTTTCCATTGTCATTGGAGTTCCAAATGCCCACATGCCTCTTCCTGGTGGTGTCCACTTCAGATTAAACATTCTGTCGAATGCTTCTTGTGCTGACTTCTGAGCCTTATAGTCATTCCATGGAAGACGATTTTCTTTGGCATGATTTTTTTGAACTGAATACATCCCCTCGATTACACGACGACAAACTTCGTGCCATCTTTCCTTAGTTCCATCTTCCTTCATTCTTGAGTAAGTACGAATAAACGTAATTTCTCCCAAAGAGTTTTCTGCTGCATCCTTAAACCCGAATGGACTGCTAACACTCTTATACTTTTCTACAAAGTCTTCTGGAAGTCTAAAACTAAAAAAATCTGACATAATATTTAATCGTCCTTTCAAAAACGGAATAAGTGTTAATTATAGCAGAGTTTTGCAAAAAGTAAAACTCTCACTGTATTGTTTATACTTAGTCTTGCTTTTTATCTTTCTTTGCCCATTCTAATTTTTGAATTGCCTGCTGTCTACGAACTTCTTTTTCTTGCTCATCCCATTTGTCTAAAGTTTCCTGATCATATTCAATTTCTGCATAATCCCAAAAAGATACCATCGTATATCTTGTTCCTTTTAGAATTTCAGTAACACCGTGAATATTTTCTACGCCTCCAGGAAATATGTAATAAGAGTAGGCATTAGGCTTAAAAGATAAATATGGATCACTCCAGACTGGAACTTTTTTACCATCCATATCAACACTACCAGAATCCTCTCCAGTATCATTTACAAAATATAACTCTCCACCTTCATAGTTATCATTTAAATACAGAATTCCAACATACTTATTTATTTCAAAAGCATTTGGATTTCCTTCAAAATCTGAATTATCAGAATGTGGCGAAGCAAATCCTCCCTCATCCCATTTTTGTGCGTGAGATGTATTTGGTCTAACCTTTCTTTCAAAAACTAACTCTACTGCTTCTTGATATTTATTTTTTAAATCATCAAAAAATTTTCCATATAGGCCATGCTTTTCAAGTTCTGGATCATCTGGGGCTAAACCCATTCCAAGAGAACCGTAAAATGCAATATCTCCCCACATGTCAGCCTTTGACTCCCAATATGAAATCATTGATTCTGCAGTTTTACTATTTATAAAATTTGGGATCTCTACAATTTTATTGTGTGTTATTCCTAAAACACCTTTTGTTTTATTTAAATCTATTTCATCATTTTTATGATATATAAAGTTTTCTTTTTGTATTTTTTCAATTATCATTTTTCATTCCTTCTAATTGAATACGCATAAATTCTGACTGCTCTCTGTCAACCTTTTCTTTTTGCATTTTATACCACTCATCTTTACCGTACTTTTCTTCTCCATCAAACCACTCTTTAGATCCTGCATAAGGCTTTTGATAAAAACATCTAATTAAATATTTGTCTTCTTTATTTATTGCTTTTACGCCATGCAAATATTTGCCTTCATCAGACAACAGTTCTGGATGCCCTGAAGGAAAAACAAGGACATCTCCCGCTTTTGGCTTATAATTAAGAAAAGTTTTATTCGGCAATCTAAAAACTATGTCTCCACCATCGTAGTCGTCATTTAAATACATAGTGCAAGTTAAAATAAATTTATTTCCAGGCCAATGACCTTCTAGCGTAACGTAGTCTGTATGATATGTCATTTCAAGGCCAATATTTTTAAGTTCTTCTGGAGCAACATTTTTATGGTTATATTTTGATATTGATGGACCCATTATAACCCAGTCATTACCTTTTTCTAATCCACGATTTTTTAAATAGGTTAATGTTGCAACATTAAAGGCATCATTAATCTCATTCAATAAAGACTGCTCTTCTAAATATGTTGGCTCGTTAGAAAAGTCTTTTGTCATATCTAAATAATTTCCTATTTGCCATACATAACTTCCAAATCTACTCCAGTCTCTCCAGTCTTTAAATAAAAAAGTAGAGGACTGATCTTTTTCAGATTGTTTAAATATTTCTACCATTCTTTTAGCATTTGGAATTAATCCAGTAAAAACAGAAATATTCGTATCTATATTTTTTATTTCAAAACTTTTCATATTATTTTACCTCTTTGTGAGACATGATTGTGAAAAAAAATGGCACAACATATCTAATGCCTTTTGTTATTTCAGTTACTCCATGTATATAATTTTTATCTCCTGGGAAAAAATATGCTGCTCCAGCCTTTGGTTTAAATTGTATTTTTTGATTTGGAAAATATAGTTCTCCACCTTCGTAGTCATCGTTTAAATAAAATAGCCCAGCAATATCGTACCATGGAAAATCATTAGGTTTCCCAGCATTTTCTCCTTCATGAAGTTCTTTGTCTGCATGTGGCATCTGCAACTGACCTGGTAACCATCTAACAATTGCAGGTGGTGTTGGATGAGCATCTACATTAAAAAAATTATCTACTTCTATTTTTAATCTTTGTTGCATATTTGAAATAATTGGAACAATATCTGAATTATTCTTATTTAAACTTGGTGGAGTTGCAACTCTATTTTCCCAATACTTATGATCATAAATAACAGTACCCTCTTCATTATAATGAGTTTCTGTTATATCCCAAATTGTTATTTTTTTACCAGCATCTGATAAAAAATTTAACTCTTCGGCTGTCATAAAGTTTTCTCTTGCCTGAATATTTCCTGCAGATGTGCCAAAAAATCCAGATGGGGTTATAGATTTTGGATTATTTGTACCGCTATTCAGATATTCTACACTATTCATTTTTATATTATACCATTCACTATTCGTATTTTCTTTGTTCCCAAACTTCATTTTTATATATTCCACCGTCTGGTTTGCGGTATTTTGCAGCATTTGCTGCTTTTTGTCTCATTAGTTCTAAAGCATTTTCTTGTTCAATTATTTCTGAAGTCCAGTTTTCTCTTTTAAATGGTATCACTTGAGAATAAATAGTGCCAGCGGGGATAACTCCCTCAAACCCTTCCGAAATAAAAAATGGTAAAGATCCTGGAAGATGAACTTTATCATTATCAATTATTCCACTTGTTACTAAAAATGGAAGTTCAAATCTATTAAATGGGTGACAATAAAGTGCGCTATATCCTTCTGGAAGTTTGATTTGCCAATCACAGGTCAATGCAAAATGTTCTTTATAATATCCCCTCGGATGCTCAAACTGTGGCATTTCTTGTCTTACTTGAATAAAATCTTTATACTTATCGTCTAAAACTTTGTGCTTAATTCCAGATTCTGTCATATAAAACTCAATATCGCATGGAGTATTTAAAGAATACCCAGTTCCCATAATATCAAAAATTGCTGGACAGGCCTTCCATGTTGGTATTTTTCCATTATCTGGTCCTATTACAAAAGAATCATCAATAGGAGATTTAAAGAATCTATCTGCTTTTCTAAACCAATCTGGTATTGTTTTAAGTATTGGCTTTGGAGTAGACACACTTTCTTTTGATAGCCAAACTCTATTTGCTAAAAATGTTATTTTTTCTGTATTCATTATTTATTAAAGTCCATTCCTTTAATTATAGCATTTGGATTTCTATAGTCAGAAAACTTTAACTTTAAACTTTTAGTCTCATGACTTCCCTGTTTATTTCCTAAATGATCAACAGCATCTCTATAAAAATTGGTCCACTCTCCACCTTTTGTTATTTCTCCAGATCGTTTCCCATACTCTGAAATTTTTTGATAATATTCTTGACTAAAGTTTTCATCGTGCAAATTAACTTCTGTATTTTGAATATCTGTTAAACTTATTGGAACAATAGAGACAATTGGTGTATTTGCTGGAATTGTTATTACCTCATTTGCCTTTGTTATTTTCCAAGCATATGGTAATGCTGTATCTAAAACAGATGTACTAATTATTGTTGTAAAACCTTGTACACCGTCTATAAACTGATTTGGAACTGGCATTAACAAAAGACTAACATTTTCATCAGTTCTAAAATTTAAAGTGCTATTAAAACTTATAGTTGCATTTGCTCTATTTGTAAAAACATACTCTTCTCCATTTAAAACCTTTACATGTGAGTCTGATGAATCTGATATTCCGTCCCAAATAAAAGAAATATCTTCTGGATAAGAGAATGTCCACCCTAAAGTATTTGCCAATGACACTGGGAAACATCTATATGCATGTTTATCAAATGTATTGTCCATCCAATCTCTTTTTATAGGAACTGTAGAAAAATTTACCTTAGAGTTTTTTGGCTGATATACATTAATGCTAGACACTAGTCGCCAGTTTCTCTATAAATTTCTGGAGTGTGAAATTTTGCACTATAGTCTAACATTGTAACTATAGAATATTTAGTTCCAGATTTTACTGGCATTGCTCTGTGGCTATACATATAGTTTGAAGGGAATATGTATAAGTCTCCAGCCTTTGGCTTTACCAAAAGATCTTGTAATTGAAAATGTAATCCGCCCTCTTCGTAGTCATCATTAACATATGCTACTAAGGATACTGTACAGTTATACGAAAATCCGTGGTCATGATGATATTGAAAATGTTGTCCTTTATTATATTTAATAAAATTCATTGCTTCCCAATATCTTAAATCTCCAATATTAAAAAATCTTCTGTAGTGATCAACTGCTGGTTTTTTTCTATCATAACAATCTTGCCATAAAGATTGAAGATTTAATGATTCTTGACTTAAATCATCTTGTATGTCTGTTTTTTTAAATTTAAAATCTACACAATCTCTATAGTCTGGCATAGTTTGCATATAACCAACATATGCTGGTTGCCAAGAATATCTTTCATTTTCTGTTGCAAGATTACTTTCAAGTCTATTAATTATGTCTAAACTTTTTGGAAGAACATCTCTATATACAAAAATTCCATTTCCAAGATTTTCAAAAGATGACCAGGTTTGTTCAGGAATTTTGCCTGTAACATTGCTGTTTATGCTAGTGCCTATTTGATCCATTTTATTACCCTTCTATATGTATAAATTATATCATAACTGCGACTTATGATGTAAATCGTTATAATCTGTCATTATTACTACTGAATACTTTGTACCGTCAAAAATTTCATGAGATGAGTGCTCATAAACAAAGTTTGATGGAAAAATAATAATGTCGCCAGCCTTTGGTTTTATTTTTAATAACTGTCTAGGAAATTCTATTTCTCCACCTGTATAATTATCATTTAAATAAACTACAGCAGATATTGTGCATGAATAGTATGGTCCGTGATCACCGTGAAGTTTAAAATATTTGCCTGGTAAATATTTTACAAAATTAAATGCTTCTTTATAAAACATCTGTAAATGCCATAAAGACTGATAATCTTCTAGGCATTTATCTAGTGCATCCTCTACCTCTTTATGAATATCAAACATATCCTGATCAAATTTTAATATAGTTCCCAAATGTTCTCTTTTATATTTTATATCTACACAATTTCTTACATGATATGTATCCTCTTTATCATTTACTTGTGCTCCATTCCAAGACATTTCAAAAGATTCACTCATTGCTCCACGTTCAAGTCTATCGATTATGCTTAGACATTGGTCTTTTGGTATAGCATTTCTATAAAGGTTAATTCCATACTCTAAGTTAATAACTTCAATATTATTTTTAATTAAACGATTTGACAATCTGTTTTTTGTATTTTCTAATCTTGGAATATCATACCATTCTATTTTTTTTTCCATAAAATAAATTATACCATACCGAATTTATTTCAGTATGGTATAACTTTTATATATTTTACTAATTAAGTATTAGTTTATACAGATCCGCCACCACTAAAGTATGGGAACCAAGGACAGAACGATGGTGGGAAGAACGGACAGAAGTTCGGTGGGAAGAACGGACAGAAGTTCGGTGGGAAGAACGGACAGAAGTTCGGTGGGAAGAATGGTGGGAAGAATGGGAAGAACGGACAGAATGATGGTGGGAAGAATGGTGGGAAGAATGGGAAGAACGGACAGAATGATGGTGGGAAGAATGGTGGGAAGAATGGGAAGAATGGGAATGATGGTGGGAAAAATGGGGGAGTAGTATTAACAGAACCAGTTGTTGCAGTTAATGAAGATCCATTTGCGTTAGTTGCAGTGATAGTATATGTTTGTGATCCTGGAGAACTGGCAGAAGGTGTGTTATCTGTTGCATCATAGTATGTTTGTGATCCACTTACTGTTCCAGCAATATTATTATAAGATGTTCCATCAGATCCAGTAATTGAATAATTTCCTAATGTTTTTCCACCATTTGCTGGCGTAGTCCATATAATTCTGTTTACGTTTGCTGATTGTGCATTTACACTTGGACTTTGGGGAGCCTGTGGTACTGTTGTAATAGGAATAGAACTAGATGGGCTTGATGGAGCAGATGTTCCAGAAGCATTTGTTGCTGTTACCGTAAAAGTATAATTTGTAGAACTAGATAAGCCAGTTATTGTTATTGGTGAAGACGATCCTGATGCTGTTAAAGATCCTGGAGAAGATGTTACTGTATAACTTGTTGCTGCTGGAGAACCTGCTGGAAGAGAAAAAGAAACTGATGCTGCTCCATTATTGTATGGTCTATTTGTTCCTACATCTGTTGCTATAACAGACACAGGTGGTTTTGGCTCTAAAAAGTCATTCTGTGCTAAAGCCTTTGAACCTAATTCTTTCTTTGCCATTTATATTGCTCCCTTTTTTCTTTATTTTGTTATGCTGTTAAGTCTCCTACGACTACCCATGAGTCTGTTGCTCTCTTCATTAGAGTTGCAGATGACCATTGAGTACGTAGTTTAAGTCCTGGTGTAGCATTAACTGTAACTCCGCCTGCGCCAGCAATTGTAACTTGTCCTGCTCCAGTTTGAAGGATATCAATTGATGTTCCTACTGGCCATGCGACTGTTGCATTTGTTGGAATTGTAAGAGTTAATGCTGAACCGCTACCCATTTCTATTAAACAGTCTCTTTCTCCAAGTGATGATAGTGTGTAAGATGCTGTTTTTGGAATAATTGTTGTTCTTGAAGGAACGCCTTCTTTTGTCTGAGTTCCATCTGTAAATGCAACTCCAGAAGCAGATACTGTTACAGTACCTGTAAATGTTGGAGAAGCAAGTGGAGCCTTGAGATCAAGTGCTGTTTGTGCAGCAGTTGAAACTGGCTTATTAGCATCGGAAGTATTATCAACATTTCCAAGTCCAACCATTGATTTTGTGATACCTGAAACGGTACCTGTAAATGTTGGAGATGCAAGGTTTGCTTTGAGATCTAATGCTGTCTGTGTGGCAGTTGATACTGGC